AGCAATTCTTGCGCTGACGGTACCCATAATAACATTGTTACTGATGTTTTTATAGACAACGTCCAAATAGTTATTGAAAATTTACTGTGTGTAGTGGATACCACAGAAGATGATGATACTATTGAAATATTTGACCTGCAGTCTGGTACAGAACTTGGTTACACTAAGAATGAAACCATGAAATCTCAGAATGTGCGGTTTTCCGACCAATACAATGGTCCAGTAACAACAATTTCTGGTTCGTTAGATCCTACTCGAACAATGACTGATACCAAAGACACAGCGTTGGAAAATTTCTTTTCCCGTCCCATTAAAATATACGAACAGACTTGGTCTGTTGGGGCTGGAATGGATGTCGTAATTAATCCTTGGGGTCTTTATTTTTCTAATACTCGTGTTTTGAATCGTGTAACAACATACAACTTGCTTAGAGCAAATTTGCATGTTAAGGTTGTTATCAATGGTAATGGATTTTATTATGGGAGAGCAGTGGCAGCTTACGGTGCGTTTGACAATTCAACGTATGATGCTCTATCCCTTGACACTGCACTAGCCGATTTTACCCAGTGGTCACAAAGACCTAAAATCTTCATTGATCCCACGAACTCTATGGGAGGTGAAATGATAATACCATTCCACGATTTTCAGAACAATTCTTGGGTACAGAATGGTGGTTGGAGTTTCTTGGGTCAATTGTGGTTGCGTAGCATAAATATACTGAAACATGCAAACGAAGGCACAGATCCAGTAACAGTTAGTATTTATGCTTGGGCTGAAGAAGTTGAATTGTCTGTCCTCACTTCAAAGGATGCAGGAGGCTTGGCACCCCAGTCCGGAGAAGAGGTAGATGAAGCAAACGCTAAAGGTATCATCTCCGGACCAGCTACTACTATAGCCAAGTATTCCGCTTACCTCAAATCAGTACCAGTCATAGGACCTTATGCCACTGCAACTTCCAAAGCAGCAGGCGTGACGGCTGATATTGCTAAACTATTCGGGTATTCACGTCCTCCTATGACAAAAGCCCCAGATCCATACAGACCAACATGTGTTTCGTCACTAGCTAATACTACTGTTCCAGATGTGGTAAACAAATTATCAGTTGACGATAAGCAGGAATTAACAATAGATCCCTGCATAGCAGGTTATGGTGAACATGATCCACTTAGCATTAAGGCAATAGCAAGTAGAGAATCTTATCTAACTACTTTTAATTGGGCTATGTCAACATCTGCAGAGGGAACAACGAAATCTCCCACTACAGGTTTGATTTGGAATTGCCGTGTTGATCCTACTGTTTGGAACACCACTGGTAGTGCATTCCTTTTCCCAGCATGTGCAGCAGCGGCTTTACCTTTTGAATTCTGGACAGGAACCATGAAATTTAGATTTCAAATCGTGTGTTCCTCATTCCACAAAGGAAGAATAAAAGTCGTTTATGATCCAAATGATGTTCAAACCAATGAGTACAATACCAATTATCTAAAAGTTATAGATATTGCAGAAGAGCAAGATGTAACTATTGAAGTTGGCATTGGTAGACCTACAACATTATTGAAACATTCTGAACCTGGCGTTGATCCTGTCACTAATATGTACAACACGACTCCTTTGACACATAGTGATCAGTTAGGTAATGGTGTCATTAGCATATTTGTTGTGAACGAACTTACTTCACCAAATAGTGTTGCTAATAATGATATCCAGATCAACGTTTACGTTTCAATGGGAGATGATTTTGAGGTCTTTGTCCCTTATCCCCATTTTCAAAATTTCGTGTTTAAACCTCAGAGTGGAGAAGAATTTACTCCTCAATCTGGTACCGAAGGATCTACAGTACCTGAGGCAGAAAATACGGGAGAACCTAATGCACCTACCAAGATGATGTCTGAACAAATAGCAGTACCTAGCTACACTCTTCCATCAACAAATTTAGTATTTACTGGAGAATCAATAATGAGCTTCAGAACAATGCTCAAACGCTATAACAGATGGATGACATTTGGTGCTACAGGTAATCCTGCCGCAGCCTGTTGGATTAATTTCCAAGGTACGGCTTATCCCGCTCTCCGGGGAAATATTGCAGGTGCTATCCACCAAACAGCAGCACTAGCACCCTATAACTTCACTAATACAGTGTTGTTGCATTGGGTGACTTATATGTTTAGTGGTTGGAGAGGAGGAATTCGGTACAAAGTCATACCGAAGAGAGGCATTGAATATTGCGATATAACAGCCTC